GGAAAGACGAGGAATGGGACTATAACTACTTGTTAGACATCATCAAGTACAAATTGAGCCGAATGGAGAAGGTGATTGGCTCACCCCGATCCTTCGCCGCCCATTGGGAACAGCGTAGGGTTGAACTGGCACAGGCACAGTTGTTGATATCCAAATTCCACGATGACCCAGACGACGAATGGACGGCACACTACAACCAATATCACACGGGTGAGGGGCTGAGTTGTCCAGCGGAAACGACATGTCGTTTATCGCTATCCGCGTCACATAAGCGAACGGAACGTAACTGGAAGGCCATTTGGAAGCATTTTGAGAAGTGTGGCCGAGGGTGGTGGGATTAAAATGATTAGACGATGTGAGTTTTGCGACGAACCGATACTAGACGGGTCCGAGATTCGATTTATCGGGCATGGAACATATAAGCAGTTACCGTCCAAGGTCACATATGCGATTGGTAGAGATTTTCATGTGGAGTCTACCTATCACCCAGACTGTTTGGATTATGTGATCGGCGGTGGTAAGCAATGATTAAGATTATCAAACGATTTAAACCAGATAGGCACTGGAACACCAATGTACTAGCAGAGTGTCATTGCGGTAAAGAATGGGTTGTTCGTCTAAAGTCGCTACGTTCAGGCAACACAAGTTCGTGCGGCTGTTCCAAACGCACGTTAGCGTATTACAAACACAGATTATTCAAAGTCTGGACGGCAATGAAACAACGATGTTACAACCCGAAAGTAAAACAATTTTATGACTATGGCGGTAGGGGCATCAGTGTATGTGATTCCTGGCGTAGTTCATTTGAACAATTCTATAGGGATATGGGAGATCCCGCAGAGGGACTAACTCTTGATCGAATAAACCCTAACGGTAATTATGAGCCCAGTAATTGCAGATGGGCTACACGAAGAGAGCAGCAATTAAATCGCCGATGTAATAAGGGGTTTCTTAATGCTGCATAAAATTACTTATTGGTTCAAAGGTCTATTTGTTTGTCGTGTGTATGTGGCGACACGTATGACAAATCGTAGCCGTGGCGAGATGATTAAACGGGCAAAGTTAGTGTCCCGCATATTTGCAAAGGCTGGTGTAGAGGCCATTTCCCCCGTACTACGCGAGAAAGTTAGAAACAAACGCGGGGTACTGAAAAATACGTCAAAGCTGTTACTGTACAAAAAATGGACTGGTGACAAAGACATTCTCGCCTGGGAATGTCACGGTATGGCCTGGGACGGAGCGAATGATAAGTCCATTGGGTGTGAACGTGAATATGGGCTGGCACGTTTTCTTTGGTGGAAACCAATTGCGACGATTGTACCGGAGCCCCAGACCCTAACTGTCGCTAAGTTTGAAGATGATCTGATATCGGGGGATGTAGAAGCCGTCGCGCACTACTTCGCCACGGTACACGGCAACTTGTACAAGCGGTGGAAGTGGCGGTTGTTGATTTTGAATCGCAGTTTTCCAAAGTTTTTATTCGGTCAACTGTGGCAGTGGTTACATTGAATATCGGCACCCTTTTAGACGTGTGTGCCTTACTGAGCGTTATTCTACTCATCGCAGTTTATCTACTGTTATACCGCAAATAAGGAGCTAACCGACGATGCCACACATAGACCCTAGCCGTAGGAACATCTGTTTGGACCTTCCCCAGTGCCAGTCTGTGGGTGAACTCCACTACTTCTTTGGACAACAGATGCAGGAGACATTCTTAAAGAACCCGTGCTATGCAACCATCTCAAGTCTGCGTAGGTTTTACGTTCAGACCGCGAACCGGCAGGAGATGTTCAAAAAGATACGGCAGGTGTTTAGAGTCCCACTGGACACCGTTCTAAACGAAGCTGCGATGGCATGGGAGATTTTTGAAGCCGAGGTTGTTGTTCCGTATGAGGACGTTAAGGCCTTGGAGAACGGACACGCGTACCAGAAGTCACTCGAATATATCCGTAAGAAATTGGACGAAGTAACGGCCAAGAAACAGGCGATGGCCACTATTATCGTACCAGGCGCGAAGTGACAGTGTCAGACGGAAATTGATTGTCTTACACACAATGAAACGTGCGGGGTAAGGGGCACAAATAATGAAAGTATATCGTGTTATAGATAACGGCATGGAAGTAATGGCAACCGTAAGTGAATTAGAGGCACTTCGTCGATTGCAAATCATTATGAAAAAATATGACGTTACGTGGGGATGGGTGGACACGACGGAGGTTCAATAATGCGAATTGTTGGTATAAGCGGCAAAAGACGTAGCGGCAAGACATTACTTGCGGATATGTTAATGCGTGAGTACGGATTTGTTCATCTATCACTAGCCGGTCCACTGAAAGAAGAAGTTAGGCGGGTCTTCGATCTGGACCACGACCACACCGACGGTATTTTGAAAGAAGTATTGGTGGAGCGTCTTGGGGCTACCCCGCGTGAAATCATGATCGAGTACGGGAAGCAGAAACGATCCAAAGACCCCCTCTATTGGATTAAACGGTTACAGCAAACGATCCTGGCCACACCACAGGCCCAACTGCGTAACTTTGTGGTTAGCGACATTCGATTCAAAAACGAGGCTGCTTGGATTCAAAAGCACCACGGATATCTCGTAAGACTAGAGCGTGACCAACTATACACAGGAGCCCCCATCAATGACCCTAGCGAAATGGATCTCGATGATTACGATAGTTTTGATTTACGGATTCCTAGTTCTTGTAATGTGGATGTAAAAAACATGGAAGATACCGTCGAGATGGTCGCCAACATGGTACTTGACCGATGCCCGAAACTTTAACCGAACAGTTAAATTGGGGTCTAGCGTCGCACGGCGTTGACCTTTACATTGACACCGCCCACTACCCCGCTGGACTGGCGGCGGTGGATGTGGAAACCGATGAACAGGATCACTTCGTGGGGTTGGCGTTAACGGACGGCCCCGCTGTCTATTACTACACCAAGCTGACTGATGAGTTGAAACGGATGTTAGAGGACATTGACCTTATCGGTCATAACATAAAGTCGGACGCTAAGTGGCTTCGCCAGTGGGGTGTTAACCTCAACTTAGACGATCTGGTGTATGACACGATGCTGGCCTCATACGTCCAAGACTCCACGAAGCAGGGCCACGGGCTAAAGGATCTAACCAAGGAAGTGCTGAACTGGGAGTATCCGTCTTACAAGGACATGGTTGGGACTGGTAAGAGCAAACAGACCTTGGACAAACAACCCGTGGAGAAAGTCGCTAACTACTGCGGTATGGATGCCTTGTCCACATTCAAACTGTACCAGTATTTCACTAAAGTATTGACGAAAGAACAAGACCGCTACCTGCGTGATATCGAAATGCCCGTCATGCGGGTTTTGACCTTAATGGAAGAACAAGGGGTGATGTTGGATGCTGGATACCTTACAACTTTGGATAGTCGATTTAATATGGAAGTTCGTCACCTGGTCGAAAGAATCAAACTTCTCGCACCGTCAATTAAGAATGTTAACAGCGATAAACAGGTGGGCGACTTCCTGGTATCTAAGGGTATTACTCTCCCAAAGACCCCCAAAGGTAAAAACTCTGTTAGTGGAAAGGCTTTGGAGCCTTATCAGGGTATACCTTTTGTTAAAGCCCTTAGACGCTATAGCGAGATGGAGAAATTAGTCTCTACTTACACGCAGCCTTTACTCGAAAGGACCAATGAATCTAATAATCGTCTATACGCTAGTTTTAATCAGGCTATTACTCATACTGGAAGGCTTAGTTCTAGCGGGCCAAATCTACAGAACATTCCTACACGCACCAATACTGGCAACCTGCTGCGCGGTGTGTTTATTGCAAGCAGCGAACATATTTTTATCGACGCTGATTACTCCCAGATAGAACCAAGGCTGTTTGCCCATTTCAGCCAAGATCCAGAACTATTGAAGATCTTTAACAGTGGATTGGATCTGTATGACTATGTGGCAGAGTCAATCGGGTCTACGCGGAGTGTGGCTAAAACGGTCTGGTTGGCCCTGTCGTATAACGCTGGTGCCTTCAAGATTGGGCAGACCGCGCATATTGCCACCTACACGGCACAGGAGTTTATCGACAAGATGAGACAGAAGTTCGGCGTTGCGTTTGCATGGAAAGAGAAGGTCATTCGGGACACAGATTCTAACAAGTACATCGAAACACTATTAGGCCGTCGAATCAAACTGATTGAACCTGGACTAGGCCCCAATTACACCGTCCAGGGGAGCGCTGCCGAGATTATGAAGCTGGCGATTATTAAGACCCAGGACTTTAACCCCGTATTAACAGTCCACGATGAATTGCTGTTTGAAATCGACTACTTTGCCGAATTCCCGTATAGCAGCGTGGATTCGATTAAAACAAGGATGGAATCGGTCTACCAACTCCGTGTGCCATTAATCGCGGAAGTAGGTGTGGGTAGAACATGGAGCGAGGCGAAACAATAATGGACAGGGACGACTTCTCGTTTTACATCAGTTTGACTGTGACTGTCGGTGCGTTGTTCTTTGGTGGTTATTACTTGGGACGTAAATTGGAAGAACGCAAATGGAAGGTGTTAATTCCAGAGATGATGGAAAATCTTTGTAGGGAATGTGCTGGTCAAGAGACACGACCCGACGGGCTCCCACAATCATGACCCCCTGCCCAACGTGTCACAACTTGGGGTTTATAGACCTTGGGGATTGTGAGGATGGAATCACGGTGGTCTGTCCTAATCCAGAGCATGACAGCTATATCGAGGACGAAGATGAAGAATAGTGGAATGACCACATACAGGAATGGGAAGCTGTATTTCGACGCTGATGCGTGGGCCATTGTTACTGAGTACGCAAAAAAGAAGCACAAAACCCCACAACAAGTTGTTATTGCGGCATTAAAGAGGTCTATCAAGCGTGAAAAAGGCACGATTCAAGAAACCGTGGAGCCCTAACGGGTATATCTTTGCGGCACTACGTCGGATATTTCGGTGGAGTCCTGAGAGAAAGAAAGCATTAGGGGAGGCTGAAAGTGCAGAAGTTAAAGGCGAGTTCGTATGTGCTGCATGTAAAAAGGGATTTACTCGTGGGGCAGTTGCCGTCGATCATCGAACCCCAGTCGTTGATCCGACTACAGGATTCACCGGATGGGACAGTTATGTTAACCGTTTATTTACGACATCCGAAAATCTTCAAATACTTTGCCTAGAGTGTCATAAGGCAAAGTCTGGAAAAGAAAACAAAATCCGTAGATCGAGGAAAAAGAAATGATCGAATTTGAACTGGACGAAGATCACTCACATGATGGGGCACGCGCTGTGTATTGGTTAGGGCTTACTCACATTACTGGTGAGGATGAGGAACACATAGACGAAATCTATGAGCAGTTAGACGCTGAGTTGGCGTTTAACCTATGAAGTCTGCGTGTATACAAATCTTGCCCATTTACTGGAAGAAGGAAACCAAATGCAAAAAGTCCTAGTTCTCGATATTGAAACTCAGCCGATGGTTGCATATGTTTGGGACCGCAAGGACGTTAACATTGCCTTAAACCATATAAAGAGTGAGTGGTCGATTATCGCCTGGTCTGCCAAATGGCTTGGGGACTCCCCATCTAAGATCATATATAAGGATGTGAGTAAGCAGAAAGACTACTCAGACGACAAGGCTATATTAGAACCCCTCTGGAAGTTGATTGACGAGGCCGATATCATCGTGACCCAGAACGGCCAGTCCTTCGACTTACCACGGTTAAACGCACGGTTTATACTGCACGGTATGAAACCACCCAGTCCCTACACCCATCTGGACACCTATCGTATTGTTCGCAAGATAGCGGCGTTCACATCGAACAAACTGGAATATCTGACCGATAAGCTGTGTACCAAGTACAAGAAACTGCGCCACGGTAAGTACCCAGGAATGGAACTGTGGAAACAGTGCTTAAACGGTAACATGGATGCCTGGGCAGAGATGCGCCGGTATAACATCCATGACGTTCTATCTACCGAGGAACTTTACTTGAAGCTACGAGCATGGACACCTGAATCAATGCCCCGTCCTCATCTGAGTAACATCCCAGAAATCTGTGGGGTGTGCGGTAAGAACACGGTTACTAAGGAAGGGACAAGGATTGCAAAGACTGGGAAATATCAACGACTACATTGCACGTCTTGTGGCACCTGGTCTAAAGGCGAACGAATCAAGGACACAAAGTAGGGGGTTGACAAACTAGCAACTTCAATGTATACTCCTAGTATGCGGATAGCGATTGTAGTCTTAGCGGTGTTACCGGTGTTCTACCTCACGGTAAAATGGGTAAACGCTGAGAAGCGTGCCGCATACTTAGAAGGCAGACAGAGCGTCTACAACGAGGAAACGGAACTCCCTCCCTCAAGCTCTTGTTATGCCAAGAATGGGAGATGCTAATGAATGGCATTAGATTAGATCACGGCTGCGTCCAAGTAAGGATTCACCACCAAGGCCGCACCTACTATAAGAACTTTGGTCCCAACTGCCCCGATGCTCGTAAGCTGGCAGAGATTCACATTGCCGAAAAGAAGCGCGAGATTCTAATGGGAAAGTTTGGGATCACACCCGAACTGCCAGAAAAGACGTTTAAGGAATTGGTACCAGTCTACATGGATATGTGGACCAAGGAACGGGACGGGGACGGTAAACCTAAGCACGGCCCTGTTTCGATCTATGAACGTCGGCGGGTCTTTGACAGGGTGTTGGTACCGTATTTCGGTACCTACAGATACCATAACGTAAGGACGGTGGATGTGGAGAAGTGGCGTGACAGCCTTTTGACCACCGGAGTCCTTGGGACGACCATTAACCGCTACATGGTCCCGCTAGGGGATATGTTCTCTGCGATAGCAACGGCAGTGGCTACCGAAAGGATACCTGCGTTTAAGCAGCCGGCAGAGAACCCCTGTAAACACGCAACCAAGGCCAAAATGCGTAAACGTGAGGTCATTTATACGGACTACGAGTTAAAGAAGCTCCACATGGCCTTTAACACACTAGGTGACCAGGATGGGTGGGAGATTTGTGTATTGGCCTTAAAGAGCGTTCTCAGCTTATCCGACTTGAAGAAGTTAGAAATTGGGCAAACGATTGACCTTGACCGTAGTAAGACAGGTGTGCCGGTTCACATACCCATTACGGTATTGGAGAAGTTGAATTGGAAGAACTGGCGCAGACGTTGGTCAAAGGCAAGAGAAGTTGCGGGACTGAAAGATAAGCAATTTAGAGACTTGCGGAAGACAGGCGGTAACAAGCCTATCGGTAAGTTTGACTTGAAGTTAGTGAGCCAGTACTTTGGTCACTCGAACATCAAAACTACCGAGAATTCCTACATGGTCACCTCCCAGGAAAAGATGCGTCCCATTGCGGAATTCTTGGAAGCTTGGACGAGGACATTATGAAAATTTGTGGACCGTACGCGAATTGCACGCGTAATTCATCCATGCCATGGATGCGTGATCCTATTTCACTAACGGCCCCAAGAAAGGTAAGTATGCACGAAGATCCACCTAATTGTCAATGTGGACATTCTTGGGACAACCATCACCACGGATGTATTGTGAATCCAGCCTACTGTGAATACACAGATAGTCACATGTATGGTACGTGCGGTGGCCTAGCCGCACAAGAGTGTGAGTGGACAGAGCTGAACGGTGAAAGAATACGTGAAAATGAACCGGAGTGTCTTTGCGGCAGTTATGTGAACTCAATAAGTGGACTCAGTATGTCAGATCTTGTAGACAGGATTGAAGCAGAAAAAATAGAAAAACGAGTCTAGTAATCAGTATGTTTATTCAAACTGTCTTAAAAACTGTCTTAAATGAACACCCTTTCGTCGGTAGCACACCTCCATGCCATGGAGTTTCAGCGGATAATAGTATCTTTAGATATTGACAAGTGAAGGTGTTTTATGCCACATATACTCAGAACCCTATTCGTAAAGTAGTGAATCAAAAGACCCGTACTTTGAGCATCGTTTTTTGATGCGACACATGTCTTAAAAATTGTCTTAAAGAAAGAGAGTAAAGACCCATGACCGACCCTAAAGCGAAACTGACAAGACCGACGGTCGAGGAATTACGGAAGCTTCGTGCCGCTATTGAGGCCCTCAGCGCGAAGGATAGGGGGAAGAGCAAATGAAAGGTCATGAGCGAACGATGTTCATTACATTCACAGATTTTGGGGATGCGTTATGGTAATCCGTGGATACTGTGGGCCGGACACAGAAGGTTACCGTTTAATTCTGGGTCATTCCCAACCATCCCCTTTTCACTTTGGGCGGTCAGAAACATTGCGAGTTTGTGCCCGCAAGGGAGTCGGTACAAATCCGGCCCGACCGCCTTACCTTTACCTAGCGGAGGAGAATTATGAGCGAAGAACAATGGGCTCCAGACTTAAAAATAGAAAAGCTTAAAACACAAATTAAAAGACTCAAAGCCGAGAACGAAGAACAGGCCCGCCTACTTGGCATAAGCGGGTCTAGAGAGGCGGCGTTGTTATCGGAGATAGCTTCCTTGAAGAATGAAGTGAAACAACTAAAGACTGACCATATGTGCCAATGGCGTTTGGAGCGAGATGACTGGAAATCCCTAGCCCTCGGAGCGAAGGGGGCGTTGGATAACATTAAAGAAAGCGATTCTTGCGGAGAAGAACAATGTCGCTATTTAGCCAAACGAGCCTTAGACGCTTTCGAGAAAAGGTAAAAGTGCGCATGCTTAAACGGTCAAAATAAATCGGAGAAATAATATGTTAGGACAAATAAAAAGGCCCCCAAACATCGGGAGCCATTAACTACAGCGACGCACAAAGGCCACACTACACGTAGCTTTAAGGAAGGATTTGTAGTCTAATCCCCTCTTTCCTTCTGCGCCACATCTTCCATAATAATTGAGCCAGGGCCTTGCGACTCTCCAATACAGAGTCCAGGGCCTTTTCTCTACCTACCAAAAGACACCCATCCGAATCAGACGGCTTGTTGCCGTGATGTATTCTAACACCCTCAAATCCTGGCACGTTGTTGACCAATGGGCATATTCGTGGTCCGTGGGGCTTCGAGAAGTGTGGTGACACGGTCATTGTAACCACGTACGTGCCCGACGGGATACCAGTTATACCATCAATTTTAACAGCGCGTTGGGGGTGTTCCAACACATAGCACTCGAATTGCCCGTCAATATCCACAGTGCTGATAGTTGACACATTTGTAAACAACGTGTGTTTTACCGTTAGTTTCATTATTTCTTTATCGGTCTGACCTTTCCCCATTCTTCCAGGTCAAAGGCAAAATGGCATGTTTGACAACGGGTTATTAACCAGTGTTTTAACGTCTTTGGGTCTTGCTGTATCCGTTCTTCTATTGGCCTACTCTTATTGCAGCGTGGGCAAATCTGCATTTTACGGCCTCATTTACGCGGTTACTCATTCGCTTCTAGGTGGGTCTTGACGTAGTGAACGTCGTCTGCAATACTTTGAAAGGCAGCTTCCAGTCGCGTTAGCCGGTTGTTGGTAGACCAGGCGAAGCTAATGGTTGTGGTCACAATCAGGATTAAGAACGCAACAAGGATCTGCGTACCGAATTCTTCAAGTAGTTTGATTTTGAAGGCGTTTAGTCGTTTCATAGCACGTTGATGTTTACGGTGTTTTGTCATTATTTAGTGGTGAAGGTACGGTTGCACTTAGGACAGGCTAACATCCGATACAGATAGTCATTAACGACAACAAGCAGTTTAACGTCACAGAAAGGACACTGCATATGACGACCGTGATACTGTACGCCGTTATCTGTTTAATTCCAGTTATCTACTACCTGTATCAGTGGGTTGTGTGGCTTGACCAGCGAGAATTGAAGCGGGAACTGTCGAAGCTAGACCAGCGGAAACCGGCAGACCACCCGTATATAGTTTCGCTGCGAGATAGGGTAAAGCAAGACCAGCCCCAGTAGTTCCCAAAGCACCGAGAGCAAGTCCTGGGTGACCGGACATGGCAAGCCCACCAGCGCTTGTCGCACCCGACATTGCTGCTAACCAGGCGTTCATTCGAGATGACCCATTCATAGGGGCCATTGTAGACGCGGCTAATGCTTTCTGTTTAATCCCATGTAATAGCTGGAGGGACTGTAACTGCTGTGGGGTAAGGGCTTCTTGTAAGAACTCTGGGCTATATTTATCCAGCTCTTTACCAATGTTCTTGGAATTGAGAAGATCGGTAAAGAAAGACTTTTGAACAGGGGCAAATCCAGAATCTCCTAGAACTGCTTTAGCAACCCTTACGTCATCTACCCTACCACTCTTAAAAGCAATATCAGGTATGTCTTCGACAGGAGCTTGTCTAATCGCCTGGGCTACGGGGTGGTTGTTTAATGTGGCCATGTCCCTGTAATAATTGGTGGCGCGGTTTAATGTGTCTTTAACATTTTGACCTAACATTTGAGCCAACGGTGAATTGGCGTTATCAGCTAATCCAGTAATATCATTATTAAGAGCCTGTTTGATCCGTGTTGCATACATTCCATTTAAACCACCTTCTGACTGCATGGCGGTTAAGTTGCTCCGCAAGGTCATTAGAGACTGTAGATCTGTAGTGCCGCTAATGGTGGGCTGTGCTGACGGCGACGCGCTTGCGGCGGTTTCTGAGGTGCCGGTGGTTTCTGGTGCTGGATTACCAATGTCCGTGTACTTACGGACCATCTTTGTAATGTTTGATGGTAGTTCGTCAGCTAATTGGTTCACGGTCTGCGCCAGTAACGGCGTGGGCAGTCGAGCGTCTTTGGGCACCTGGGAATAAAGGGCCTCTGAGGTGGCTTTATTAACGGCCTGTTCTTGTAGTGCCGCCACTCTCACCTGTGTACCCGTTAAAAAGGCTGGTTGATTTGTACCAAGGGCCGACTGCATAGCATCTTGTAAAGCCCCAATTTGAGCAGCCTGTTTACCATAAAAAGCGTCCATAACAGGTGCGCCGGTGGGTGATTTGGCTAGTAAGGACTCCACACCCGCTGCTGTAGATGAGTTGGCAGACGGTAACATTGATACGCCGGTGTTCGCGTCAGTCGTCGCACCGCCAATCGTACCCGCACCACCAAGGGCCTTACTGACTGCCCCACCAAGATATGTTTGGGGGTTTGATAACACGTTTGCAGCCATTCCAAGGCCACCACCAACAACTGGGGGCACACCGTGTTGACCTGCAAAATCAGCAACACCCTCGCCAATAGCATTAGAGGCATTGTTCATGGCATCGTTAGCCGTGCCGTGTAACAAGGTGTTGATGCCCTCTATTGGGTTAGGATTGGCAAAGGCCATTACTTTTGGTGCCACACTTCCAACGGCAGACATAAACTGCTGAATGGGACGGGTATAGTGTTGGACGGTCTGACCAGCATTTATTACATTATCAGTGGCATCGTCCATGGCACTAGACGTAAGAGCCTGGTGGAACATGTCGAGGTTTTCGGCATGATCGTCACTTTCAATCTCGTATGTATTGCCGTCAGAGCCTTCAACTTCAAAAGTAGCCATTTAACGAACTCCTAGGCTTTCTTCAAACGAATGGATTTGATTTTAATTTTTGTGCCAGGAATCACGCCACCGACTTGAAGCCCACTAGGATTAGCCGCAGCCTGTCCCTGGGGTGTTATGGGTTGTCGTGGTGCTTGTGGTTGACCTTGCGGAGGCATTGGTTGTGGCTGTTGTCCAGGCTGTGGGGCTGGCCTATTAGGATTTGTAGTTGCGGATTGTAACAATGGAGCATACTTAGCCGCGAACGGTTGCTGTGCCAACTGACCCGCAAAGTCCGGCGCTGATCCGTAGGTAGACTGAATAATTGAGTTATACAGGGGTGGATTCTGTTGCTTTAATCCCGCATACGCCCCTAACACCGCATTTACATACCCATCACGAATCGACTGGGATGTAACACCCTGCCGCGCTAACATATCCACCATCGAGTTAATGACAGACTGTGTAGATCCAGTTAACCGCTGTCCTTGTGGATCTGTAATACCGAGATAGTCGGCAACACCAGCCATGTCACCCTTAGCTGTCCTTTGGTTAATCTGACTAATCATTTCATTAGACAGAACGGGGTTGTTGGTGGCAATTTTGGCGACCGTTTGCGCCAGTTCGTTATACTGATTTGCAGGGACGTTAAAATCACCCGACTTAGGATCGTAATACTGCGACACAAGCTGTAGACCGTGAATGGCGTTACTGGTCTTATCATTCTGGGTCTTGAAGTCACCCTGGGCCTTGGCCGCCGAAAGCAACTGGCCCATCTCAGCACCTTGACCGGTTTGCTGGTTAGCAACACGGCCTAACAATGCCGAGGCCATCATGTCACCCTTCTTAGCAGAACTGATTAGAGTCTGCAATTTAGGGGTCATGGGTATACCGGCTTTCTGTAATGCGGCAGCGGCACCGTCATAGTCACCGCTGTTAATAGCTGTGGAGAAGTCGGGGGGTAAGATGGGGTTTTGTAGGTTGTTCTTCATCTGTGCAATCGCGGCCTGTCCTTCCCATCCCTGTTGTTTTTGCATCGCCGCATAGTCATACAAAGGGTTACCATTAGCATCGCTGCCAATCGGTTGTAACTGCATACCCTGTGGGATACTGGACTGATCTGGTACACTGCCGGTGGCAAGGACTGGATTGCCGACATTGTGCATTAACGGCTGTCCAGTAACCATTTTGCTTATCCAACTACCTAAACCATGTCCGGGCATCTGCGGTTGAACGGCGGTTAGTCCCGGCGTGGTGGGGACGTGCTTCTGCATCGTCGCCTGAGCCGCGAGATGAAACGCCATAGATGGATCAACTTGACCGCCATTCGTTGGGGTGTTAGAGTCATCGTCAGGACTGCTACCACCAGACGGTGGTTGTTGCTGCTGGGCTTGTTGTTGAATCAAGGCCAACAACTGCTGCGAGTTTAACTGACTAGGATCTTGTGAAGGGTCTACAGATTGGTTAATGTCCATTGTGGTCACCTTATCCCATTAATCCGGACAGCCCCGCATAGTTACCAGTTGTGCCAGCTTGATTTTGCCCAGCCCCAGGAGAGGTCCATTGTCCCAGACCGTTACCCACTGATCCAGCAAAACCCTGCCCCAATGTCCTCATAAATGACGGCTGCATATTCTGTTGCTGTTGGAAGTAGTTATTTTGTAACCCTAGTTGGTACTGGTAATTAAGGGCGTTCGACATGGTGTTGTAGTTCTGCCCCATTGCCGTGTTCGCTTGCTGTTGCATATAAGGCACTTGGTTTAAGTAGTTTGATTGCTGATACTGATACGGTGCAGAGGCCCCACCAAACGCAATCTGATTAGCCTGGTTTTGCGCCTGTAATTCTGCATTGGCCAAATAGCCGTTTGCTTGACCGGCTAAGTCCTTTTGGGCACCTGCCATGGCCTCATTAAGCCCCCCAGTGTTGAGTAGTCCCTGGGATTGTAGAGAAGTCATGATTTGGGGCTGTAGGCGGTTAAATAACTGCTGGTCATAGTTCTGCATGTACTGTGAAGTAGCGTCGATCCCCTGTTGCGCCCCTTGCATATACTGCTGACCAAGCTGCTGCGCCTGTGCCTGTTGCGCCTGCAACTTTTGGGTTGCTGTGTCCTGGGCCGCTTGTTGGAAGTTGTTGCCCACAAACTGGTTTATGTAACTGGACGGGTCCAAATTCTGGGGAGAGTTTGGATTCATAATGTTCGTTACATTGGGGGCGATGTACTGCGAACTAAACTGATCTATCTCTGCCTGTGTCGGTGCCCGTCCAACTAAGTTTTGGAACTGAGAGGCAAACGTGCTTTGTAGTGTTCCAACACGGTTATTGAAGTCAGAGAAGTTTCCTGCGGTCCACCCCCCCTGTGCGTTTTGTGTTCCATTAAACGCATTCAATAGCTGTTGATTCAGATTTGTATATTGAGTGTTCTCTGATTGGTTAGTTGGTTGGGCTGTAGACATGGGATTACCTAAAACTACGGGAGTTAACGGCTAATTGTTACTTAGGTTATTTTGCAAGGATGGCAGTTTGGTATGTAACTTCATCAATAAACGTACACGTCAAACCCTGCTGTGCTAACATTGTTGTAATAGCGTCTTGGGACATTCCATTGAAAGAGGCGTATGCACCGTCGGAACGAAGAAGGTATACCATTATCGCACCCGCCTGGCAGATATGCGACCAGCGATTGTAGAAGTACCACTGCCCCACACAAGTGCCGCTTTTAGATAGATGGTTGTGGTTGCGGATAAACTAACTCTCCACTGTGCTATTGTCAACGTCACGTTATAGCTGCTACTAGGAACTCCCTCAACTACGTTGTCATAAAGAACATGGTCTGTCGTGGCACTTCCACTATATGCCGAAACAGCTCCAAAAAACTGCCCTAGTCCCGTTCCAGAATTGGCTTGGTAGGATGGCTGCCCAGTCACATCCCAATCACCAGCCGTCAAGGAAATACTGGTGATGTTGGCGTATGTGCCTGTAGAGCCCTGTCCCACTCCTGAAGCTACAGAAGAAACATACTCACCAACATTCCCCGCCGTTGCACTACTATTTGTTGATACGCCCACAATACCACCAGTTAGTGTTGATAGGCCGGTAACAGTTAAAACACCAGTCTTGACATTTGTCCATGAAGACGACGCGGAATCAAGACTATTAAGCGTATTAACAATGTTGTTAATCTCGCTGTTGACTTGGGAGCCGTAAGCCACGGTGCCGTCAGTAAAGGTATACGTTCTAGTGATGAGCGACATACTTAGGCCCTCAACTCTATCGCATAAAGGGTGTACGATCCGCAACTTGGTGCCGAACCAATGTCAAGTTGGTAAGACAGTTTGTAGGTATGGGAACCCGCTGATGGCGTTAAGATAACCGTACCACTGAGGGTGGTGGAAAAGGAACCACTCGCGCTACCTTGAACTACTGTTGACCCCCCGTTACCGTTAAAATTTGCCCCGTCTTGTTGTAGTACAACGGTCGCCTGGGAAAGGCCGCTACCATCAGCGATTCCAGAAACACTCGCTGACCATCCAACGAGCACATAACCACCGATGGTTGTTATTGTAGTCGTCGTTAGCTGCGTTGGACTGGCTCTGCCAAAGCCACTACTAATAGAATTGACCTGTTGACTAACGGCATTAGCACGAAAATCTGGCGTTGAAATTGTCCCCTGTGAAATCTCTTGCGCGGTCGCACTTGAATTCGCAGTTGATCCACGGATTGTTTGCGACGTAATACTGGCGTTGGTGATAGTATTTGCCGCTATCTGAGAATTGGTAATCGGGTACTGTGCGGCATCACCAGAAGTGCTTGGTGTACCAACACTTGCAATACGGTTACCATTGGCATTGGCGTTACCAGCAAGTTGTAAGGACGTTACTTTAACATTGTCCCAGGTGGTAGAGGCTGAATCGAGACTGTTTAGAACACTTACAATGTTGGCAACTTCAGCCTCTACTTGTGACCCATAGGCGGTCGTGCCATCTGTGAAGTGGTAGGTTCGCGTAATGATTGTGGACATTTAAAGTGTGCTCCATTCGGTGCCGTTATATACGAGTCTAAGGACACCGTAGGCTGTACTAATGACTTTGTTTGATGCTCCATCAATGGTCCCACTGGCAGGTGATACAGTGATGTTATTAGTGTTCGCATCCCCCTTACCATCTTTCACGGTATACACAGATCCGGTAACCGGCGAAGAAGCTAACGTAACTGCGGTGGCCGCACCGGTGCCTTTCTTAACAACTAGGATAGTCTCATTTGCTGCCGTGATGCTACCGGTGCCCGTAAACACCCGTGTGGTCAACGAAACGTGATCCCAGGTTGTTAATCCAGCATTGGCATTATTAATCGTCTGCGTAATCGCGGTTAGTACGCTCTGCAGATATGACCCGCTGATCTGGTTAAGATTAGTGAATTGAAATAGTGGCGTTAGTTGAACTGTCATGGGCCTAAGCCTGTGAAATACCTTCTGGGATAGCTGATATGGCAAACCCTTCAATGGTGGCTGTGTTGTTTAAAGTGCTGTTTGATAGCTTTACACGAACGGTCTTTGCATCAAACGCAAGTTCTTTCTGGGTAGTTGAAATACCAGCGGTGGCCCAGGTGGAGGTGCCCCAGGTCATTGTTCCACCAGAGCCAGTTGTTCCCCAAGTTGTCGTAATAGGGGCGATGGATGTTTGTATTGTTGGTATTGAGGTTGTGTCTGACCCATCCAAGTAACAATCAATGTTAATATACTGACTGGTACTTCCGGTTGTGCCCTTAATTTCAATCCACGGCCACTTGCTTCTAATGGTGGGTTTCTCAGCAAAAATGTCTCCAAACGTGACATAGCTACTAATCGCCGTTCCATTGTCATTAGTACCAATGTCATGCTGATAGACGGTACCAGCGTAGTCACCAGCAAACGGTATCCAAGAACCATTGTTTAGTTCAAAAACTGCCCCGCAAGCAAACGTATTTGCAAAGCTGTGCCGCCCCCACACAAAGTCCGTGGTATAGTCCAGCACCCAACAAGTGTCGTTCTGACCGTTGGATTGAGACATAAAACACCACACTTGATTGCGGGCGGGGTAGTTAATCGCCCACACATTTTTTAACTGAGAGTGGTCTATGTTGGTAAGATTTGTGATCGTCGTATTTCTACTCTGACTAATGGTGTATCCCACTTGAACGGTGGTCCTACCATCAAAAATCCGCGGCACTCCAAACTGGTCAACAAAGAACACCAGCTCTGCCCCTGATTGTCGGGTATTGGTGATGGGGGTTGTGAACTTAACAATGGACCGATGTGACTGTGTACCAACACCGGCAACTACGGGCGTGGGGTTTTGGGTAAACGGGAATATAACACCAGAGCTGTTAACCTGAGTGGGTTGGAACGCTATCTGATAAATAGCATTGCGTTTAAAGCCGTATAAGAACGTATTGTAGTTAACGGCACCTCGCAGATCCCCACCGGTCTTTGGCGAAATGTCCATATAGTTGTTACTGCCTAACATGGTAAAGGAGTTGGGGTTGTTAACGTCAGAGAATCGTAGGCGGTCGTAGTATCGGGTGGAAGATTCTACCGTCTGTCCCCAGAACATATACCCCTGGTATTCCACATTGAAAAGAGCTGATGTAAAGGCGGGGGAGCCTTGGATAACCTGGGTAGTTCCAGAACTATTGGTTTGCCAACATGTATTACTGTCGTCGGTCATACAAACAATGTCATTTAAAATGGCGAATGTGTTGTAATAAGTAGATCCCGTGGTGACGGTGGTGCTGTTGGTAATATCGGACCACGTACCACCCAAACTAGCCGACATACTATAGAGTTTTCCACCGCAGACTAATAAAGCCTGGTTACCAGAAGAAAACCTAGCCATGTAGATACCATTGCAGGCATTGGCACTTACAGGAGAGGTGTTTAGTGGTATATATCCGTTTCGCCACTGAAACCCACCAATGGGAAAGTAGTTAACATTCTGTGCATCCCGTAGTTTGGCCTGTCCCAAAAGCACCGAGGACGATACGGTGTCAATTCCACCCGTCGTGGAATAACGGTCGATAATGTTCCCACCAAAATTGGGTATTTGACCAGTTGTAGTTGCCACTAGATTCGATACCTCGGAGGTCGATTAGAAAAAATGGGTGCTGCAACTTGCCGTTGCGTCAGTGATCTATCTTCTGCCTTAGCCTTGTCCCATGCTACGTTTTGTAGTTGGAATTGGGAGCCCTCACGCGTATCGGGACTCGCGCCCTCTTCACGCCACACTGTGGATTCGATAACAGCCACGGGGTATCGATAAAGCATCTCATTGGTATCAATGCTATTAATGAGAGTGGCATACTTCCGATATCCAGCCACTAATACCCCCCATCCCTGGTTAGGTGACGGGTCCAGGCGTAGGTACTTACCGAACTGTCTCGATGAGGTGTAAGAGGCCCCACTTGGTCCAACAAGTAAATTCTGATTAAGGATAATGGAGGTGTCACTAAGTACTTTATGCACCGTGTACGGCGTTAGCACACCCGTCAAGGCACCCACGGTAGAAGAGTCACCCGTAATGGTGATGGTATCGCCCGGGGTGACATTGGCTAGCCACGCGGTCCCAGAACCAGTTAATGTGTTGGTATTGACTGTCCCAGTCACAGTGCCAGTCGTATAAGTAGATCCAACGAAGTCCTGGTTAAAGATATAGGCCGCACTAGGAACACCGCGGTTCACGTTTGGCGGCGCCACATTCCAGTAGATGGGCAAGGCATCCGTGTAGATCGGAACCAGAACGTGCTTTACATCAACCAATTCTGAAGGAAATAACCAATCCAACTTTTTTAGCTCGAAGTTCTTAGTAGAGCCGGTGGTGCCTTGGTAGGCGGGATCTATCGTGATTTGGTTCGTACTGACCACGTTCAACACCTTATAGAACATGTTGGGAGCATCGCCATAGAACCTGATGTATGCACCAACGTGTGTGCCTACAACAAACGGAGTACCGCTTGCGTCCGCTGTGACAGTCCTTGACCCATTCGTGGCAGTGACAGTGCCGTTAGTGGGGCTAAACAAGTCCGTAACTTCGGGTAACAGATATTCCCGCATACGAAACGACCACGGGTATCCATCCCACATTTCTTGACACGCCTCGTTCACAAACCGCTTTAGGCGGGTCTGCACGGTCGTATCGTTAATGTTCTTGTTTAATCTCGATGCAACCGTGGTTATGATGTCGTTAAGATTGGCCATTTATGCAGCCTCTTGTAGCATTCTTTCAGTCTTGTGCGGGCATGGGGTCATTCTTCGCTGTGCCCTACGGGCCTTTTGTTCGGCTGTACGGGGATTGGGCATTTCTAGTTCACGTGGTACAAGAGCGTCACGCCACCTGTGTTTCCCGTCGTGGTGTATGTGATACCAGAGGAACATCGCACATTAAAGTGCAATTCATTGACAGCCGACAGACTCACAACACCAATTTTGCTTGCGGCATTGGCACCCTGTCCGTCAAATATCGTCAACACACCGGAAATGGAGGGGGTGCCGATAATCACGCCTCGAAAGTCCGTGTTTGGACTGGTCCCAGTAATCTGTTGCGTGGTGTCATTGGTGGCGGTGAAAGATGAGGCGTTAATTTCCCGTGTTTCGGTATAGCAATAGGCGGTCGAGGAAAGAGCCAACGACAGCCCGATGAGCAGTAACTTTTTCATTAGTGAGACTCCCTGTAGATCGGTATGAAATAGCTCTTACCGTCGATTTTTTGTTCCATAAATCCAGCAATGTAGAATTTATGTCCATCCAGTGTGTATGTGGATGTTTGTACCCGTGCATACAGCATGGCGATTACAAACAACAACACAGCAAATGCATATCCCAACAACGGACGTTTAGATATATTTTCTTCCATTGGTCCTCTTCACAGTTCCGTCACCCTGCGCCTGTCGGCTTAGAATGTCTTTATAATGCGCTGACGATAGTTCTTGTCCACCCTTGAGCCGAATCATGGCCTTAAAGGTGTTGGGTTTCAGATCATCCGGTGAATTGACGTAGGCTCTAAAACAATCGTTACAGCGTTCTAGGAAGTCTACGTCGTTAACTTCTTTCTTACACACATCACATGTTTTCATGATTTTTAAGGTTAAACTTTAGCTGTGGGGTACTCACCGGAGGTTTTCCCCCACGGCCAAAGAACAGTTAGTTTTTAGGTAAGAACTTTGTGACTAGGCGTTACTTGCCGTACAGCGTGACTCCGAAGGTGGTACGATAGTTGAGGATACCGTAGATACAGGTAGCCACATACAGATCGCCCGTGTAGTCAGGCCGGCGCATTTTCTCAACACCAATCTGCTTCTGGATAGCAAGCAGGTACGCATCTTTGTGGAACATCTGGTTAACTTCATGACCACCAGACGTAGGCGCATTGTTGGTCCAATAGATCACAACACCCAGGCGCTCACCGACGATACCGGTTTTAATCGGCTGATCGGGAACGTAGCGGGTATTAATGAACTGATCGGTTTTCAACCACGCGGCTTTGGTCTTGGGACCAATGACGCATGACCGATCCGTGTCAGGGGCATCCGCTTGGTCAAGCGCGAGGGCGCACGCAACCCAGTCGTCTAGGATCGGGTCTTGTCCGAGAGTACCAACAGCGGTGTTGGTCCCACCCGAATAGAGTCCGAGAACGTCTGTGTCGATTTGCACGGCCAGTCCGTAGACCGCTTTTTCCTTCATCATGTCCGCAAACATATACTTGCTCTGCACGGTCAACATGTCGTCAACCAGGAAGGCTTCGTAATACCGTTTGTTAAGACTCAGTTGAAGGTTGGTCTGCGTGATGGTGTCGATTTGAACCTGTGACACCGTAGAAACACTGCGGGTCTGCGCGGACGACATGTTAGCCAACTGAGGAATGTTGACCGTGTCGCCACCGTCTTTAACGAATTCGTCCATTCTCTTAACGAGTTTGGCCGCGACGAGTTGGTGTTCAACGGCAAGCTGCACTTCTTTCGCCCACAGTGTGGGGTTAAATACTTCTGCTGACTGTCCAGCTCCACCAGTATAGGCGGCTGAACCAATAGCTCCGTAACTCATGTTAGTTCACCGTTCCTATTAGTTTTGATCGCTTTGTAAGCGATATAGAATGGTCCAGTGTTCGTTGTTACCAGTAGCCGCGTTCATCGTCGCGCTGATACCGTTAACAAACTTCACTGAGACTGGATAGAAGGGCTGCACAGTGGCGCTGTTCTGGACAGCACCGACAAACAGTACGCCCGATGTGTGGTTGGCAGTAGCGGAGTCACGGAACGTAATAAAGTCCGATGACGCGCCAGTGCTGCTTGATACGATAACCCCAAATATGATTCCTTTGCCGGTCGCAACCAGAACGTCAGTCGTGCCCGTGGCGGTGCCCATGTCATATGACGCGGCACCGGCCCACAGAGGATTTCCAATTTGGAGGTTGTTGCTGTCTTTGGGTACAGGAATAGCCGCATAAGAGGCTGTGGCGAACCCAAGGACGAGCATGAGAGAGATTAGAAGTCTCTTCATTGTAGCCTCCGAGAATTTATCCAACGACCTTAATTGAGCCGTTGTTTATTTGTTCGCGGATCTTGGCGTATTCAGACAGGGGCATGTTTTCGATTTCTTTGTTCGTCATGGTACGGGACGAACCAGCGGCGGGAGCAGAATTAGAAGTAGTGACGGGAGCGTTCTGACCAATCGCCTTGAGCCTTTCAGCTTCGGCAGCGGCTTTGGCGGCGGCTTCCGCTTTCTTCTCTTGTTCCATCAACGTCCACGCTAATTTAGCCGTCTTGTCAGGTGAAGATCCAACAATCCCACGCCGTTGCGCGAACGCAACAACTTCTTTAAATGCGTCGGACTGTTCCACTTCATCTGGATCGACATTAGCCTTGCTTGCGATAAAGGCTTTCGCCTTCTCATAAGCCACGGCCTGCATGATTAACGGGGTAGCGTGTTCAACAACTTTCTTCTGCAACAGAGCATCAACAGGGTCGGCCACCTGATTACCCGCAGGGACGGGATTTGCCTTCGCTGCTTCAAGCTGCTGTCTTTTCTCGCGTTCGCTGAGTAAATCAGCTTTTATGCCTTTGTTTGCACGTTCAAGGTCTGCGATTTGTTGCTTCATTTTTTCAAGCTCTTGGGTTGCATCGGACTGTCCCGCCGATGAAGGGATTGAGCTTGCGGGTGTTCCAGTGTCCATAGACATCTCCTTTTACGCCGTGATGGGGGCGAATTCACTAATGGACTGTGGTACCATTAGCGGTTTACGACCTGCGTGAATAAGACCAAGTTGTCTTTGCTTATGCGTTCTAAGCATGTGACAGTTGGCACATACCACATCACACTTTTTTGCTTCTTCTAAAATCGACGATACTGCTGAATTACGGGAAACCATTTGACCTATTTCTAAAATCTTTTTTGAAGGATCTCTGTGATCGAACTGCATTTGACAAGGTTCGTACCAACCTTGACAATCCGCGCAGGGTTTGTTTTTAAGCTGATCTGATAACCGCTTTAAATTCTCTCTACGAGAAGTGGAATACTTTCGACGCTGTGTGACGCGGGCTTTGTACATATCTGTAGTTCGATACCATGCCCAGTAAGCTCTTCGCTGAATTCCTGTGCGATGACCCACTACCTGCTCACCAATACTTTCTTCTTTAGTTCTTCCTGCTTTTTAATTGCCAGATCTACAACTCTTAAAAGATCCAATGATGCTCTTAACCCGCCACGCGCCTGATCCACTTCTTGCGCGGTAGCCTTCTCGTTCAATATCTGATTCAAATATGTAAAGACCTGCGCCCACGCCTCATTCTCATAGGACTTGTAGGCAGGGGAGTTACCGAATTCGATAACCTTCATTACATCGGCTTTAATGGATTCTGGATTGGACGGCAGGGGCTTCATGCCGAACTTCAACATGTCCTTACCTTCATTGGAACTTAACAGCTTTTGTAAGCTGGCAATCCAGTTCATTAGTAATTACCTGCTGTTAACTGATAGTTTTGAGTTGCGATGTTCTGCCCACAATATGTCTGTTGGTAGTAATATGGGTATGGAATCTGTATTGGTTGAACGTAGATTGGCTGTGGAATATATTGCCAGATGGGTTGATAGACGACCTGGGGTCTGGACTCTAATTCCAGTATACGCTTTTCAAGGTTTGCAATCTTCTCAAGCAACTCTTTCCGTTTCATTATTTACCCCCCATCATGGAACCCATAACACCGTTCTGCGGTTGCGCGGCCATGGAAGGACCAGTTTCGCTGGCGCGAAGGGTATTCATCGTGTTCGATGGGTTTTGACTCATGGTCATCCCCGGAAGTGGGGCCTGTCCTTGGAGATTTGGACCTGGTTCAAAGATACCGGACTTATTCAACTGGAACTTCTCAAGGGCTTTCTTCAAGTGTTGGAATTTCTGGATCATTAACTTCAAGTGGGTTTTCTTGTCCAGATCCCACTCGTCATACTCTTCGGTCTGCATAAACTCTTCGTACCGCTGTAAGTGTTCATCGGCATCCACGCCTGGCATCGGGTTGTAGTCCCGTCCAGCCTCAATCATCTCCAAGACTTCACTGGGCGACAGGGCATCAGCCTGTGGGGGTTTGGGAATGGTGAGGTTAATGCCCATACCCTGCACCGTATTCTTGAACAACTCATACGCCGAGGCGGGGTTCATGGCAATGATGGGGTCTTGACGGAACATCTTGAAGGCCATTAACCAAGTCTGCTGCATCTGCTGTTGGTCAAAGACATTCTGGATTTCCAGCTTGAACTTGGTCTGGGTGGCGAAATCTTCCCGCTTCATGGTCTTGAACAGCGGCACGCCCTTCCCAATTCCAACCACGTAGAATTCTTTGTTCTCAGGGGCGCACTGACAGTTCAAGTCCCACATATGGTTCAACAGCTTTTCGAGTGAGAGAACCAACCGGTTAAGGGGGTTACTGATACGAATAGACGCTTTCTGATTCATCGAAATGGACTCTGTGGCGGTTTGTTCACCCGCTGCGGGGAGTCCTTGGATGTTGTCCGTTATGCCGAGTATCCGTTCGACATATTGAAGCAGTAGGCCTTCTTCCTGAAAATAGGACTGGCGTACGGGAGGCGTAGGGGCAAAAGAGACTTCGCGGGGATCATCGACGGGGTAAAAGTGACCAGGGACGATGGTAACTGCTTCGGGATTGAAACGTCCACCGGCTCGATAGAAACCGAACACTGTATTTTCCCACGCACCAGCATTAACTCTAGCGTTGTGTATGGCTTCCCATTCGTCGCAAAGCGGGCGTATTGCTTTATGTAAACTTTCCCCCGGACCTCTTCCGTCAATGGGTCTGGTTTTGATTTCGACTATCCTGCACGGTGTAAGCGCGACTCTAACCACAACTCCGGTCTTTGCTTCAAAGACCACTGTAATCTCTTCTCGTTTACCATCGTCATCAATGTCTTTCCACAAATAGGCTTGGACAAGTTCAACAAGCTGTTGGTCCAAATACCAGCCAATAGTAAAGCCGTCATACTGTTTCCTTGCCTGTTCCAGCGCACTGGTGTCATCCATTAACTTCGACACCATCAACCCCCGCAGTTCTTCTACTTGGGATTTGATGAAATAAGAATCGCCGCTTTCCGTTTCTTCGGCCAATTGCTTAACTTCTTCCATCGTGGTCTTTTTGTATTTGAAGACCACATCCTTCTCTATGGCATCCTCGAAGTTGACAATGAACGGGGATTTGTAAATAAATTCTGGGCTTATGCTCTCAATCTTGATCCCGTCAAACACGACCTTCTTTTCTTTCTTGGTCTTGTTCCGCTTAATCTTCTTAACTTGTCCGGTGGGGTTGCCGTCCTTGTCCAGTTCTGGCACTTCCTCTTCGGTCTGATACTTGACGGTTTCCCACTTGATCTGTCGTTCGTAACGGGGCTCCAAGTAAGCCGTGCCGAATTTCTTATCCTTCAAATCGGCATCATCCAGCACACTGTAGAAATCAGCTTCGTAGGCCAACTGGTAACTGAGATAGGCAGCAGCCTTATCAGCCTTACTCTTAAAGTCCTCAGTCAAATAATGGGGCTTAACCTTGGCCATGTTCCCTTGCCCAAAGATCGAATACATGTGATTGGCGTGAAGGGAGTCAGCGGCAATGCGGGTGAAGATACATCGAAGGTTAGCGGCACCGGCGTAGGGAACGGGTTTATCGGGTGCCTCTAAATAGTACGCTTTCAATGCTTCGGCTTTTTCAGCCTCCCATTGTTCGCGTTCGGAATACTGTTTCATCTTCTCGTAGCGTTGGTTTAGTTCCTGTCCAAGAGTCCGTAACTTCTCAGCGGACAGAGAAAGATTGTCCTGGTCATTGACCTCGCGTGGCTCAACCTCGCTCTTTAGTAATTCGTAACGTGATAAATCGGCCATGGGTAACCTACTGACGGAAGACGTTTAAACTATTTAAGGGTGGGAACACTAAACCTAATTCAGCGATTCGTGAAGCCTCAGACCGCTGTGATGTGTGTTGATTCAAACGGACAGGGGCAAGTTGCTGACTGTATTGGGGTCTAACGGCCAGGGTGTATCGAACACAGTCTGGAAAATCCTTGAGATAGTCACGGGGGCGTTCTTTCTCGTCTTTCAACGTGTTGCCGTGCGCCCACTCGTCCCACATGAAGTTAGACATTCCGTGCCAGGTCTGCGGAACATCTTTGGTGAAATAAACCTGTGGATGGTTCATCGAATCCAAGGGTTTCGTTTTGTCCCATCGGAGGTATTCGTGAACAACGTTATATCCCCCCTCTGAATTATCTGCGAGGGTGAAGGACATCCCCGCATCAGCAAACTCTCGCAGCGTGGTCCTGGCCGACCCGTAGCCACTCACTTGCTTATTGGCGGCGGGGTCAATCAACCGCAACATGGTACGGGCACCGTGTAATTGTTCACGCTGTTGAATGTACTCAACAGCCTCTTGTGCGGTGCCCTTAATCAGGGCTTCATCAAAGAACACGACTGAGTTATGCTCATCAACGTAAGCCCATGTCACATAAGTGCCTTTGCGTTGATGCGGATCTACGGTACAGATAACGGGATAGTGCGCCAGGGGCTTTCGGGATTCTGGAATGAAATGAACTTGATTATCTAGTTCTGTATATACGAGGCCATCAAACTCCATAAACTGGCCCTCTTCACGGGCTTTGCGTTCGTGTTCTGGCCAGTTCGCAATGATCGCTTGCTTTTCTTTTTCTGGGAGGTTCGGGTTGTCATGGATGGATACCTTGAACACATCAACATTGGGGTCATCGACTTTGTTCCAGTAGGTCATCGCCCAGGTCATGGAGTACATCGGGGTCACGGTTAACGCCATCGCACCCTTGCGGGAAATCAGACGGGTCATGGTTTCGGAGAATAGTCGCTGTGGCATTTCTTCATCAGCCCACACAAAGTCCAGTTCAACCGAGGCCGCGCCAGCAACGTCCTGGTCATAGGTCATTATTGAGATGATCGACCCATTGGCTCCATAGATCAAATGATTGCGAGAGTCATAGGCCGTTTGCCACGAACCACCTCGATACCATTTTTTGGGTACCCAGGTCTTGAGTAATGGGATTATGAAAGTCTCCACAAGCTGGTACTTCTCTGTGAAGATTCGGTAGTTACCTGGTTGCCTATTCTCAAGTCCCGTAAACCGATGGGTCTTGAAACACGCCCGATACACCAACTCTGTAACACCCGCTGTCGTCTTACCGCTTCGGTTACCACCAAAGAATATGCGAATGGGTTTTAGCGACTTGTGAAACTGGATATGCTTTGGGGAACATGGGCTGTAGAAACGGATGCGCTCATCTTCATACCGTCTGAGTAACTCTGCGGCTGCCTCTGCCCGTTTGTTTAATTCGGCGCGGGGCAGTCGATCTATGCCGTCCGTGTTACTTACTGGGTCCACTGTTTACCTGTTTGGCAATCTCACGCATTACATACTGGGAACCGCGACAGACGTTACATTGCCATGCCTGGGGGTTAGAGGATTCGTCGCTAACCAGCACGTAAGTACCCGTACAGTTTGGGGTGGCGTGGAGATAGGGAAGCACCGTTAGATATCTTTGTAGCCAGGTTTTTGATTAACGATGGTGGTATGGCCTTGCCCAAACAAGTTAGCATCAGCGGGAAAGGTGTCCTCATCATGGCCAGGATTGATGAACTTCTTTGTTTCGTCCTGGTCTTCGCCATCATTGCGGTACTGGGATATAACGGATTTGTCCATCAGCTCTTCTGCACCGTTAGACTTCCCATTGCCCAACTCAATCTTGTTCTCTGACTTCCGACCCTGAGTAATGTCTTTAACTGGCTTTTCGTTTTCTGGGATCATGGGGGCCTCTTAAAGTCCTGGTTTCGTATGCTTAGTCGGGGTCATACGATCATTGAAG